AGTGTCTCGAAGTATTGCTCCATTTCGTTCACAGTCTCGCCTAGGTCAGTTGTTTCGAGCTGTGTGCCCTTTGCTGTGGTCGAGTTGATATTATCCACATGAGCAAGATCACCGCCCAGAATGAGCAATATTTTGGCGTAGTGGCCGCGTTGAATGATCTCTAGTTGCCGTTTAAGCGATTCAGCATAGAGGTCGAATGTGTGGCCGTTGAAATGTGTATCAAAAGCAGGAATGACCAAATAGCGATCTGATTCCACAAAAATAGGAGCCTTAGCTTGATACGGCTCCTTGTGTGTGATGATGTCATTCATCAATGATTCATATTGTTCTGCTTCAACTAGCGGCCTGATTTGTATCTTGCTTTGATACAATGTCGCTTCAGGCGTCTGCTTCCAAAAATTGCTTGTGGCACGTACAAGCTCCCACTTGGTGTAATCATACCCGTGAGCTTCTAAAACCTCTCTAGGCGTCATTTTATGACCCCTGACAACCTTTAGAATGGTTTCACTGGATTGTGTGCCATCTGAATCGTATTCATTCTTCAATGGTTTTTGGAACTCGATCCCAAGCCGTCTTGCTTTGCCTTGAAGCGCATCATAGCTAATCCCGAGTTTGTCGGCTGTTTCTCGTCTGGTAAAGCCTTCAGAGGCGAGCTTCCTAATGTCACCGATCTGTTCATCTGTCCATTGCATCTACTCGCCTCCGAAATTTATTCTTTTACGTATTTAAGCAGTAGTTCTTCCGATCGCTTACCTTTGGCTTTAAACGATTGCTTTTTGCCCAAAACAAAAGCCACCTCGGTATGAGGCAGCTGCGTGTATTCGCTTATATAGATTTGTTTTGCCGGACACTTTTCGAGCCATCTTTGAAAAGCATCATCGTCAAAGCCGCCATAGTTTTCGTTTGTACCGATATACGGCGGATCACAATAGACAACGTCTTCTGGTCCAATTTCAAGCGATCGGTAATCAAATGTTAAAAATTCGAGTTGCTGGAGTTGTTGAAGTTGCTGAAGTCGCTCGAGTTGCTGAAGTCGTTCTAGTTGCTCCAATCGGTTTCGGCGCCATTTGTGATAGACGGTATATTTACCCGAAATAGTGGTTTCATTTTTTGCATATGAATAAAGCCCATCTAGTTGTGTACCAGTATTTCCTGATAATAAAGCTCTTGTTGCTAACAATTTTCCTTTTTCGATTTTCTTTCCCCACAAATAAACGTGTAGGTTGTTGCCAAAGCTCCAAACGGTCAACGCAAGCGTGCGCTCAAGCGAATCGGGCATGTTGTCTCGCCAGTTGTAAAACGTTTCGCGATCCATATATACATAATCCATCAAATCGAAGTGTGGGCTGTCTTCGATCAACGCTTTTAACAGATTAACAACCGTTTTTCTCCGGTCATTGTAAACTACTGTGTTCCATTTGCCGGATGAGGCTGCTGTCAAGCTGATTGATCCGCCACCTCCGAATACGTCAACGAGACGGTTGCCAGCAGGCAAAATGTCAATGATCTTTTCTGCCTTTTGGCCTTTATTGCCAACGTATGGTAATCCGCGTTTCCATTTTTCTGACTGTTTCAAGTTTATTTCCTCCGAAATTATGTATAAAAATAGCACCTCACCGTTTGGCGGAGTGCTTAGTAGTCGACTATTATCAGTAACTATGCACGGATTGCCAGTAGTGCTCTTACTTTACTAGAGACCCTATTTGCGAGTTCGCTGTTTCCCTGATAGCCATTGTCATAAAACTCGGTGTACTCAGACGAAATGTCTGCCGGAAGATGCTCACCATAATCTTTTTTAAAGCTTTCTCTGTTGCAAACTGTAATAACTTTTTTGCCAATTGTGTGACAAATGCCGAGCTCATAAAACACATTTGGGTTCTTATAGCTCAAATCAGCTATAGCAAAAGCCGATGTGCAAATATCTTGCCAAATATTTTCTACAATATTATTGCCTCTATTAGGATCAAACATATCTTCCGATTTTATGATACTGACATCATTTCCTACTTTGTCAACAATCGCTTTCATTGCATTAAGTGGTTCTTCTCTAAAAGGTAAGATATAAAAAATCTTATTCTTATTGACAACCATATTACGCGCCTTAAATTTCGGATCAATAATCATCATGTTGTTTTTCCTTTCGAAATACTTGATTATATTGGTAGAATTATGTTCTAGGTTGGCTTTTAAATCTTTTGCATCATTTACTAGTTCTTTGAATTTTGCAAGCTTTGATTCGGTCGGTGTTACAGTAATGCTTGTCAATTGCTTAGAATATTTAGATATGAGGTTTACTGGTATTTGAACAAAGAATTGGGGACTGTACCCTCGGTATAGGCCCATATGAATACCTAATAATTCGTGTGCTTGAGATATGCTTTGTGCTTGCATATTCAAAAACGATATTTCTTCAAACCCATGTATGGCTTTTTGACTGGTTAATCCTAAAACCACCTGATTTGTCGCTAATATCCCCCAAACATTATATGGTTGAACAAGCGATACTCTAGTAAGTCCCATTTGCATCAATGACGGGTCATTTTGAACATAGTCAAGCAGACAGTCTAAATACGTGATTAAATTTTTAGCATCCAATCCATATATAAAATCATTTATTGTCGACGCGTCTTTAATCCCGGATAAATTTGTTTTCATCATTTCTATCACCTCAAAAAAATAGTACCCCAGCACGAACTGGAATACTACATTGAGGTGATATCTGTGCTTCATATGTCTGCTGCTCGCTCGCCCATTGTCAGCTAGGGTCATCGCAAGCTGTGTCCGGTCGCTAAACTGGACAATGAGGCCGGCAGGATTCGAACCTGCAAGTGATCACCTTTGCTCGTCATCAGAAGATTGGCAAGTTGCTCTACCGTTGAGCTACGGCCTCTGTTGGTGCCGCTCTCGGTGTGCTCTTCGCTCCTGAGGTCATCAACCCAACTCCACCCTGCTACTCATCGTCATGGTAGGCTTATCAGTACGTAGTGACAGATTATTTACCGTCACAGACCTTCACGGGTGAAATGTGGCATGCGGGAATCGAACCCGCCTGACTATCACGGTCAGTCCTCATTGCCACGCCTTGCCACAGCTTTATCATCACCATGGCTCGGAGGAAAAATGCGGTGTCTCAGGTTTCTCACCTTTGGCACAATACCATCATATGACGGAAATACAGTTGAAAGGTCTCACAAAGGTCTCATCTCGATTTCAACCAATGGACAAATCTCAGCGAATGCAATTAGCGCTTCACGTTTTGTTCGATAATACTGGGCTTTTGATAAAAACAGCTTGTCCATTATTTGCTTGTCACTATATCGTTTGGTTAAGTAAGAGCTTGTTAGTATAATCCGATGATTCTCTGATTCCAGAGATTCAATGGCACCTTCACAGCACGCTATATAGTACAGCTCGTCAGCGTGCGATACGAGCTTGTCCTCGGCTTTATTTCCATAGCTAGGTGACTTGGGCATGCCGTCCATCACGGGGCTTCTGAGCGCTATTTTGGTGCGTTGAGCGAGCCGCTTGTGATGCCAGTAGTTCCTCAAGACCTCTTTGGCGTTTTCAATTGTTTTGTCATGATCAATTGGGCTGAAATATCTCGTTGCTCGCACCACCGCGTCCACTCCTTATGGTATGATTGATTTTGTAAAAGTTTTGGGGATAAGCGTGCGTTCGTGGTGCGCTTTTTTGATGCCTTAAACGTGCGTTCAACATGTGCGTTTGCTATACTGTCGTTGGAGGCCAACTCCTAATCTTTGATTTCATTCACTCTCAATCGTACGTTTGGCCTCCGGCGCGTCCTTCATCAGACGCGCTTTTTGTTTACCTGAAAAGCGGCAGACCATTGTTTAATCGTGGTAGCGGCCGCCTTAAAGACTGGATAAAGTGCTTTTACGAATCCGTCCATGCTGTGCTCATGTTTCCTACGCTCATACCTAATACGTGCTCGCATTACCGCTCGATGCCGATCATTCATTTTCTTCATCTCCTTTCCCAGTTAGCCCACATCCACATTGCAGCACCTGAGATTAGCAGCATGACGGCAATCATCATTTCTGCTTATTTAACCAATGAAGGAATGCCAACAGTATTGCCGCAAGGACACCACATATGATGATCAAATTCATGTTCAGCTCTGATGGAGACATATTCCATATGCCGTTTATTATCTGTTTCATTGCCGCTCCTCCATGATTGAATCCGAAATGTCCCAAAGCGCAAACAAGATTGCTATCAGTGTCAAGCCAGTAAATGTTTTGTAAGCTCCAAAATTCATATATTTTGCAGGTAAAAATGAAGACGCCAGAGCTAATGTGAAACCAAGCCATGACATGAAACGGTAAGGCCCATATTTCATTGTTTTCCCTCCAGTAGCTCCGGATTCTCCCTGAACTTAATCTCTCGTTTCATTTCTCCGCCTCCTCATACATCACTAGCGCAAACAGCATTGGGACACCATCAGCACCACGTGTTGGCTGGAACTTAATATCAACAATGTTTTTACCTTTTATGAATTCGTTTATTTCTCTTTCAAATTCAGAGCTTGTACAGGTGTCATTCCAAATATATCTAACTTTCATCTTCGCCATCTCCTAATCGAATACCGACTACACCTGCGAATAAGTCTAGAAATTTCATGCGACCGTTCACTCCTTCACCTCCAATTTCACGATTTCGCCGGTTTTTCATCGTGGTTCCCGTAAATTAGGTACAATGCTACCCGCTCTTGTCTGAACGCGTACCAAACCGAATCGCACCATTTCTTGAACTCATCGCTTACCGGCAACCAGTCATCGCCAGCGCCAATATAGAATCTTTCTTTTGCCGCGTCTTCGTCACTTTCAGCAAAGATAATTTCTAACATACCTGTGAAAGTCATACCGTCTTCACCAAATTGAAGCGCCCAATTACAGCGTTTCTTGACAAAATCAGGCAAATCGCCGTCTGGCATTATTTGCTTGCCGTCTTCTTTCACTTTCGGTTTGTAGATGGGCACTACTTCTGCTGTGAACGCTTCATTAAATCCGCTTGATAAATCTTTCATAGTTTGACTACCTCTCCTGTTTCCTCTACTTTCCAAGCGCCTAGCACCCATGCAAGGGCGAAGGTGTCCTCATGTTCAAACGTCATCCATGGAGATAAAGAAACTACTGCGGCGTAGCTCATCGCTCCGGATAGAGAGAATTTTTTGTGTTTGAGTTTTACAATCAC